TTGTCCACGTAGAATACTGCCTTGATCACGGGCTCACCATGGGTGCATCGGGGGGAGGCTCCAGAACGACCACTGACAGCGCCGCAGCCACTCAAAACGCCTACATCAAAGTACGTCCTATCCGCAAACCCTATCACGCTATCCTTGATCCATATGTGGAGGTCGAGCATGAATAAGACCACAGTCATTAAGATTGTAGCCGCCGTCATCCTGATTATCTCAGTAACTGGGGGCGCCTACTTCCCTGAAGATAGGTATGCCTCTTCGCAGGAGGTAGCAGATGTCTCCCAGCGCCTGTCGGTGCATACTATACAGGATCAGATCAAGTGGCTCCAGCAGAGTATCTGGGCTATGGAAGATCGATGCGGTAACGACCCAAGCAGAATGACACCTGACCAACGTGCCCGCTACCGTCAGATGGTACAGCAGAAAGCGGATCTGGAACGGCAGTTAAACAGTATGATGCGGGGCAAACAATGAACCTCATCTTCCTCCATGTACCTAAGTGTGCAGGTACAACACTAATCACAGCCTTAAGAGGGGTCTATGAAGACCAGTTGTTGCATGACATGGACTTCCGACAGATCCGACGCAGGCATGTCGCATGGCCCTGGCAATGTCAACTCCCACTTGAACGTCAGGAGATGGACCGTGAAGAGGTCACCTGCATCTGTGGGCACTTCACATGGCAGAAGTATCAGCACCTTAAATGGCCCACATTTGTCTTCCTCCGTGAGCCAGTCTCACAAGTCATAAGTCAATACAGTACAGGGCAGAACAGGGACAAGGCTGAGTTCGATTGGTTCATACGGAAGGGCACTAACTCGGTGAGTCGAATGGTAGGTGACCTGAGTCAGTACTTCTTTGTAGGTCTGCAGGAGAGGTTCGATGAAAGCATAGAGATGCTGGAGTGGTGTACTGAAATGACCTTCGAGAAGCCCTTGGTGTACAGGAACATATCAAACGGAGGCTTCTACCGCAGAGACAAGTATGTACCAACGGCAGAGGAACGCAAGTTAATTGAGGAAGTGAATCAGGCGGACATAGAATTATACAACCAGGCACAGGTAATATTCGAGGAGCAAAGGAAAACATATGGCGAAATTAAATCGAAGAAAGAAATCGAAGCCTAAGTCCATCAACTATCGTGATGGCGCTGAAGGCATGATAAGATGGGTCGATGATCATGTGTATATCCCTATCTACCCAGAGGGGAGTGATATTGCTGTATGGACGCCCATGAAGGATCTTCCTACTGAGAAGAACCCAAAGACAGGCAAGTCTTATAAGGACATCTGGGATGGTCAGAAAGAGGTCTTGCGTGAGGCGTTGAAGATGGAGAACAAGAGGTTTGTATACAGGCTGATTGTTCTCTGTTGGATGCGAGGTGAAGGCAAATCATTACTCGCTTGTCTGATACAGTTGTGGAAGTTCTTTAACTGGCCCAGGCAACAGATCATGCTCGGTGCCAATAGTAAGGACCAAGTCAAGTTTGTCCACTACGACATAATGAGGGACATCATTGTTAATAGCCCTAAGCTGTTCGCTCGGGTAGGTGGTAAGCGAAACATACAGGAGAAGGAGATACGACTGAAGGACAGCGCAGGCAATATCAGGAGCATTGTCCGCTCCATCAGTTCATTCTCAGGTATCGTGTCGAACATCACAGGCTATACCTTCTCCGAGATTTTCGATATGAAGAAACCAAAGTTCTTCACCCAACTCGATGGTTCAATTCGTAATATCCCCAATGCGTTTGGAGTCATTGATTCCACGGTCAGCGAAAAAACACATATACTCTATCAGCTATATATTAACTTCATCCAGGGCAAAACCACTACCGTGTTCTTTTCATATCGGTACTCTAAGGAAGGTCTACCCGAAGACTACTGGAACCCGAATATGGATAAGTCCCAATTAGACGATTACAAGGCGAAGTTTATGTTTGGGGACTTTGAGCGGTACTTCCTTAATCTCTGGTCTGCAGGAACCCAGCGGGTGTTTTCGGAAGAGATGGTTGAGATGACTAAATATCTGGGAATGGACGGTCAACTGCTCAACACCTCCACAATGGTGGAAGAGTTACAAAGGAAAAACCATCTCATAGAAGTAATGACAGATATTAGCGGGAAGGGGTTTGCGGACGGTGGTGAGGAGACGGCTGGAAAGATCGATGAGATATACCTGCGGATGGTGCCCGTGTCGGGCACATACAGGCTTTCGGACAAGTACGGTCAGCCCAAAATGGCAACAATGGAGAACTTAGTAACCCTATCCAATCTATTTGATACTGATTGGGTGCTAACAGCAGGTAGCGACTACGGTGACCCCTACGCCGTAAGAGGCTTGGCAAGAACTCTGGCGATCATTCTTGCTAAAGGTTTACCGGGAAGCCGTAGTCGTCCTTTTGAGGCACTACTCACTCCTGACACCGCCCCTAAATGGATATACGTCACACTTCTGGTATCTGATGTAGATAGCCACAGTGGTGACGTGGTTAAGCAACTGTATGAGGCGGCTCATATAGAGTTTGGGGGATTGGACGTAATGTGTTCTGAGAGGTATGGTGCATGGGACATGGAGAAGTGGTGTGAGGAGCGAGACATCGAATTTCAGCCAATCTTTCCTACCTATGATCGCCAGCGAGATGCTTTCAAACAGGTGCTTGAGGCAACGAAAGAAGGGCGTTTCAAGTGTCCTGAGTTAGCAATAGCAGGGAGCAAGAAGGAAGACATCAGGGACGAAGAAATGGAGTCCTTCGACCATGATTCTGAAAAACGATGGTTCGGGAGCATAGAGAAATTTGAGAAATATGGCATCCAGGATGACTTTATGTTTGCTCTGGGATGGGCGTTCTACGGAGCCAGATTAAAAGGGATAGATGATTTCAGGATTCGTAAGGCAATTACTAATTTCGGTCACTTTATCCAGAACCCCGATCTGTTAGGAACGTATGCCTAATTTTAAATTTCATGCTTGACAATTAGACCCGAGGCATGATATTTCGTGATAATTAATTATCCTTTTTTCAAACAGAGGAGCCAAAAATGTTAGACAAGGCAAAGCAACTCGCCCTAACACATGATCAATTTGTTTCAGAATTAGAAAAGGTGCCCGACGAGGTCCTACAGAGGATCTCTTTTTCTATGCCCTGGCAATATAGCAGTCAGACTACTGAGGGGCGCCACAAAGATGAAGATGGGTTCCCTGTTACTGTTGGAGGACCTAAGGATGACACAACCCTCTCCCGGGAACCTCTCCAGCAAGAGTGCTTTGTCAAATTCCATCGCAATCCCCATGTGAACACTTCGATCAGAGGTTTAGTAGGTAGACTCACAGGTTTAGGCTTCGAGACCTCCTCTGAGATATGGGATATCCAATTAGCGATAGAGGAAATTGAACAGGATCAACGTAATCGATTATATAACTACTGGCCCAAGTTCATAGGACGTCATCACATCGAAGGTGAACTCTTTTTGTCCTTAACTCCCCATACCGACGGCTTCGTTGAGGTAGACTTCATTGACCCAAGTGTCGTTTCGTTAGGCGGAGATGACGATACAGGCATCATTTACCACTCAATGAAGACCCATATGCCACTTTTTTACAACATATCGGTAAATGGAACGCAAAAATGGCAAATTCCTTCGATATTTGTCGCCAGATACCCCGATTTGGTACAAGATGCGAAGAAAAGCAAGTGGTGGAAGCCGGAATTTCAAGGAATTGCCCGAAGTAGGAAGCATATCTATCGAAAATTCGGTGGATACAGCAAATTTATCATCAGTTGGGACAGGGGATTTATGTCCAGAAGGGCTATCTCATATCTCCGAACCATCCTCGAATGGCTCAACCACTACGAAAACCTCAAGAAATACGAGATTGACCACAAAAAGTCATCTGGCGCTTATGTATGGGTTTTCAAGTTTGAGGACATGAAGGCGTTTCGACAGTGGTTATCCCTCTCAGATGCAGAGAAAAGGAACACAGCAGTAGGAGCAAAACTAACACCAGGCGGTCGTTTGATACTCCCTCCCGGCATGACCGTC